AACCCTAAATTGTTTAAATATGATATTGTATGGCATAAAAACTGCCCATCAAACCCCGCAATGGCAAAAAGGCAAATAATGAGGCAACATGAATTGATATTGATATTTTACAAAAAGCAATGTGTTTATAACCCGCAAATGGAAGAATACTCTGAAAGTAGTAAAAGTAGAATAAAATATAGTTTTAATGTAGATAAAAAATCAGAACATTACGACTTAAAAGAAATTGGAAGTAGAGGCGAAAAGCGATACCCTAATTCAGTTCAAAAAATAACAAGACAAACAGGTATTCATCCAACTCAAAAGCCACTTGAATTAATGGAGTACCTTATTAAAACCTACACCAACGAAGGCGAAACAGTTTTAGATAATTGTATGGGTTCAGGAACAACAGGTGTGGCTTGTAAAAAAACAGGTCGCCACTTTATCGGGATAGAGAAAGATGAAAAGTATTTTGAAATTGCCGTTAGCAGGGTGTCTGCGTATTGCGGCTAACTCCTAAATAAACGCATCTAACCACAACACAATGAATAACAATTATATACAAGAGTTAAAACACGATACCACACGACAAGTAGTAATCACACACGTAGGGAATGAATTGCCTATTAAAGAGCATAAAGGATGGAAGTACGTTAATTACAACAGTACTAAATTAGGACTTTCAAAGATTCCAATTTTAAAAGAAGAATCAGAAGAATTTAATTACATTTTTAAGTACGGATTTAGAAAAATATAGAACAATACACTTTGAATTTAAAAACAAATTAAAAAATAAAATTATGGAATTAGAAAAACAAGTTTGTCAATGGCAGTTAGCTATACAATTAGAAAAATTAGGCTTAGTACAGAGTGGAAATTACTTTTGGCTTACAACAGATTGTGGAGAACGTATAATAGAATATGGACATAAATTAACTGTATTTGATGATTGTGTACATACATTTTCAGTAGCAGAATTAGGTGTAATGCTTGGCTTATCAGTTGATGGTGTATTGCCTGATTGTTATAATACAGAATCAGTAAATAATTGGTTTGATGATTTTACAGACGCCTTTGATACAGAAGCGGACTTAAGAGCTGGAATTTTAATACATCTAATTAATAATGGATTACTATCAGTTGAAGCATGCAATGAAAGATTACATCCAAACATTCATAACCCAAATTTATAAGCAAATTAAATTAGTTAAATGAAAAAAATAAAACCACAGGTAAAAGAAATACTTACCGAAAATGCAGAATCACGAGATAACGAAAATCTATTAGTTATGCTAGTTTACGAAAAGTTTTATAATTTTAATAAACTATATAGTGTAGATATTATGTTTACTTTAATTGATAAAAAGAAAATACCATCTATACAAACGATTCAACGTTATTCACGACAGATACAAAGTGAAAGTGAAGAATTACGTGGTGAACTTTGGGAGAAAAGGCAAAGATTGCAAAAGCCTGTACAAAAAGAATTAGGTTATAATGTAAAAATTTAAAAATAAAGTTGAATAATTAAATATTATTTACTATATTTGCATACGGATTTGGAACTCCTAAAATTTGACAGATGAAAGAAAATATAACTTTAAATACTACCGTAACAATTCCACCAGAGTTTGTCAAATCTCTGTTCCAAGTGGTTTTGTTGCGGTTTTTTAATTTATATTTATGAATAAAATCACCACAATTTCTACTTTAATCAACTTATATTATGACGTTTGTGATAATTGGATTGATTATATGCCTAAAGAATGCACTCCTACTGAAATATCTATTTACAGAGCAAATATTGTAAATACAATCTACATTTTAATTAACAATAAAATGCCATTAGGAAGTGATACATTTACGCTATTGCGTGTTTTAAATAATGATATTACAGGTAAAAGATTGACAGCAGAACAAATTATTTCACGCTTTAAAATTAAGGAATAATGCTAGATATATATACATTGTCAAGAAATTGGTTTAATTGGTGTTTTGAAAATCCTGAAAAAATAAATCCAAACCATAGTGCGTTGTATTTTTTTTGTATTGAGCATTGTAATAGATTGGGGTGGAAAGAGAAATTTGGACTACCAACTTCAATGGCAAGAGAAGCAATTGGAATAAAATCATATAATACTTATAAAAAAACTTTAGATGATTTAGTAAAATTTGGGTTTATTGAAATGATAGAAATATCAAAAAATCAATACTCTAGCAATATAATTGCTCTATCAAAAAAGACAAAAGCACTTGACAAAGCACTTGACAAAGCACTAATAAAGCACACATCAAAGCAAAGTGAAAGCACACATCAAAGCACTAGTAGTATAGATATACAATTATACAATAATACAAATATACAAGTTGACGATGAGTATTTTCTCGTCAACGGCAAAATTGAAAAAGGAAATATAGTAGATTGGTATTTTAAAAACCACCAAACGTTATACGAAGCATTGTTAATACAGTTACAAGCATCTAAGTTCGATATTGAAATTCAAAAAAAATTAAGAGAACATTTTATAAACGGATTCAGTTTTAACGATTACAAACATATTCCAAATTCATTTTCAAAATTTATTAGAGAAAATATAAAAACATTCATACCACAAAAAGCTAAAATGGTTTACTAATGGAAATTAACGGTTTTGAAATAAAAGATTTTAACATAAACGGTTTTGAGCTGAATGGTAAAACAACAGGTATAATTCAAACGACATGCGTATTCTGTTCACATACACGAAAAAAGAGCAAAGACAAATGCTGTACTGTTAATTTAGATAAAGCATGGTATCAATGCCACCATTGCGGTAAAAATGGACAAATACATTCTTACAAAAAAACAACAGATAAAGTTTACATAAAGCCTGAATGGAAAAACAAAACAGAACTTTCAGATAGTACTGTAAAGTACTTTGAAACACGCAGAATAAGCCAAAATACGTTAAAACATTTTAAAGTTACAGAAAGTATTGAATGGATGCCTAAAGCTGGTAAAGAAGTACCTGCAATTAATTTCAATTATTTTAGAGAAAATGAACTTGTAAATATTAAATATAGAGCAAAAGACAAAGATTTTAAATTTTATACTGGATGCGAACTTATATTTTATAATTTAGATTCTATAAAAGATGAAGAAGAATGTTTTATAGTAGAAGGTGAGCCTGACTGTTTGGCAATGTTTGAGGCTGGGTATAAAAATGTTGTTTCAGTTCCAAATGGAGCGACTTTAAAAAAGAATAATCTTCAATATGTAGATAATTGCTTTCAATACTTCTTAAATAAAAAAAGAATATACATAGCAGTTGATAATGATGAAGCTGGTAGAAAGTTACGTATTGATTTAGCTGAAAGATTCGGTAAAGATGGTTGTGTGTATGTTGAATTTAAAGACTGCAAAGATGCAAATGATTGTTTGATTAAATACGGCATTCAAGGAATCATAGAAAGCAAAAATGATTTTAAACAATTTCCAATTGAAGGTGTATATACAATTTCTGATTTATCAGATTCTATAATGGATATGTACACCAATGGACTAGACAAAGGAGTATCATTAAATATTGAAGGTTTTGATTTGAATATTGTAAAAGGTTATCTAACTATAATAACAGGCATTCCTTCACATGGTAAATCAGAATGGTTAGATAACATGATAGTACATCTGAAAAAATATTCAGATTGGAAAGGTGCGCTTTATTCACCTGAAAATGAACCTACGGAATTGCATTTTAGCAAAATGGCACGTAAAATAATTGGCAAACATTGGGAAGGTGAAAATAGAATATCAATACCTGAATTGATGGATGTACAAAAATATTTAGATAATTATTTTTTCTTTATTAAACCTGAAAATGAGTTTACTCTTGAAAGTATTTTAAATAGAGTTCGTGATACACATGTGCGTTATGGTATTGATTGGTATCTGATAGATGCATGGAATAAACTTGACCATAAATACACATCAACAGAAACAAAGTATATCAGCGAATCTTTGGATGCAATAATAAGATTCAATAAAGTATATAATTTACATTGTTTTTTTGTAGCGCACCCAACTAAAATACAGAAAGATAAACAAACAGGACAATTTGAAGTTCCAAATTTATACTCAATAAACGGTAGTTCGCACTTTTATAACAAAGCAGACAATGGAATAACTGTTTATCGAAACTTTGAAGATAACACAACTTCAATATTTAGGCAAAAAGTAAAATTCGACCATTGGGGTTCAACAGGTGTAAGTAATTATTTCTTTGACAAAAAGAGACTTCGGTATAATTCAACTGAAATATTTGATAAAAGCAATTGGATTAATACAGAAAAACAACAAACACTAGCAGAGGAAATGCGAAATTATAAACCGACAAATTACGAAC